ATAAACGAAGCACTGGCAGTAGCCAATAAAGATATGCACCTGATGGTGTTTCATCCAGACTACGATGCAGAAGAAGCAGGTCTGGACTTTTTAGTAGATGATGTAACGGATGAAAACTTAGAGTACTGCATGGTATTTGTGCAGAGGCTATCTACATTAGACGATGCATCATTAAGTTTAGAAAAGTCGGGATACTACCAGCACTTTCCTGACGATGTATATGAGTCACTTGTGCTGGATAGACGGAGACTTCGCAATGGCTGATGTTACAGGGCCAAAATCAAGACCTAAAGATAAAAAGGCAGCGCAAGCAAAAGCTGACTTTAATAAAGCTGTTCGTGTAGTTTCTAAATCGTTGGGATTACCTGTTGCAGCATTTAAGGGAAAAGATGCCCTTGCTTCAGCAGTGCAATCCTTGTTAAATGAACGTGATAAAATGAATAAAGGTGGTATGATGGCGGGTAAAGCAAAAGCAGCAAAGAAAATGATGCGTGGTGGTGTTGCCAAAAAGAAAATGCGTGGCGGTGGCATGGCTAAGATGGCGCAGAAGAAAATGATGCGTGGCGGCATGGTCAAGAAAAAGATGATGCGTGGTGGCGCAGTTAAAAAGAAGTAATGAAACGTACTGCAATCAAATACTTTGGATGGGGCTTACTCTACGTATGTAGGTTCTTTAGTGGTATAGCCAATTGGTTTTGGAAGAAGCATAAGCACGTGCTGGATTGGAATGATAGGTAATGGTACAACCAATCGCATTTGATACCGCAACGGAAAGCGTGACCGTTACTGCTACTGCTGGTGGTGCTAGTTCTAATGTTGTATATACTGTATCAAACTTTCACGATGCTACGGTGGAGTTCCTGCATATCAGTAATGGTGCAGCTTCTACAGATAACGTAAGCATACAGTGGTATCACAAAGAAGACAACACATATTACACCATCCTAAATAATAAATCTATAGGTGGTAATGACGTATATAACATGATTACGTCAGACAGACTACACTTACATGCTGGCGATAAGATTACGGCATTTAATGGTGGTGGTAGTAATTTGGGTGTAACCGTTTCTGTAAAAGAATACTACAACCCTACCCGTGGATAATAGACATGGCACGTAAAGCACCAAAGAAAACTAAAAGCAGAGTAAACGAGTCAGGTAATTATACTAAGCCTGAATTACGTAAGCGTTTGTTCAATAGAATTAAAGCTGGCAGCAAGGGCGGTAAGCCGGGTCAATGGTCGGCAAGAAAAGCCCAAATGCTTGCGCTTGCTTATAAAAAAGCTGGCGGTGGGTACAAGACCCGAAAGGCATAAACTATAGATGCCTACAAAGTTAAGTGAGAACACTGAGGTAGCATTACCTCTACGTAACATTATCAGCATGGTTGCTGCTGCATCACTGGCAACGTGGGCTTACTTTGGCTTGATTGAGAGGCTGAACACGCTAGAAACAAATCAGACTATGATGAAGTCTGACTTGGAGCAGAACACAGAGTTTCGTATTAAGTGGCCTCGTGGCGAAATGGGCAGTTTACCTGCTGACAGCGAACAGTTCATGTTGATTGAACACCTTGCTGACCAGCTAGATGAACTAACATCACAGATTGATGAGGGTCGTGCGCCACATGACCAGCAACAGAAACTAACATTGGAATTTTATGAAAAACGTATTAGTGCAATAGAAGCTAGACTAGAGATAATGAGAAACGGAAAAGATGGTGACTGAGACAATTACACTAATACTATATCTTTCCGGTAGTGTAGCGGAGCATACTGCTTTTGAAAAGCTGTCCAAGTGTTTAAAAGCTAAACGCACCATAGAAAGAAACTTGTACAAAGATACAGGTACTGTGCGGTACTCTTGTGAGTCAAAAACAGTTGAAATTAGTAAAGGGCCAGATGGTAAAAATTATATCGTAAAAATAGTGGAGTAAGCAATGGTAGACCCCATCACAGCCATTGCCTCTGCAAAGATGGCCTATGAAGCCATTAAAAAAGGTTTGCAGATAGGCAAAGACATAGAATCAATGGCTGGCGATTTGGGCCGTTGGATGAACTCAATCCACGATGTCAAGAAAAGCCACGAGAAAGCTAAAGGTCGTAGGTTTGGAAGTGTAGAAGAAGAAGCACTTGAAACATTTGCAGCTAAAAAGAAAGCAGAGCAAATGGAAGAAGAGTTGCGCAATTTTGTAAACATGACGTATGGACCAAGTGCATGGTCACAGATAATAAGAATACAAGGTCAGTTACGTAAACAGAGGCTAGAAGAGGAACGACTACGCAAGCAACAGATGGAAGAAATAATTGTATGGGGTATGATTATATCTTGTATTGTTTTATTTTCTGGTTTGATACTATGGGTAGCCGTTACAGCTTTTTAACTTGACAAATCAATATAAAGATGGTATAACTTAAACATGACATTAAAAGGACCACAGAAAAGTCTCAAGGCTTGGACCAAACAAAAGTGGGGTACTAAGAGTGGGAAGCCGTCTGGAAAAACTGGAGAACGGTACTTACCTGCTGCGGCTATCAAAGCGTTGTCACCGCAGGAGTATGCGTCCACCTCCCGTGCTAAACGAAAAGGAACTGCTGCTGGTAAGCAATTCGTCAGACAGCCTAAAGCGATACAAAAGAAAACCGCTAAATTCAGAAGAGGTGTGTAATGCTAACCGCACTGATAGGTCCAATAAGTAATATTGCCTCTACATGGTTAGAGGGTAAGGTAGAAGAGAAGAAAGCCCAATCAGCAAGTAAAGTTGCTAAAGCACAAGCTGAAGCTGTAGTGATGCAGAAGAAAGCTACAGGTGAAATTGACTGGGATTTGGAAATGGCTAGAGGTAGTCAGTCTTCGTGGAAAGACGAATGGCTTACTATATTATTTAGCATACCCCTTATACTAGCTTTTATACCCGGAATGGAAGAGGTGGTTGCAAATGGTTTCGCACAACTCAACTCAATGCCTGAATGGTATCAGTACTCACTTGGAGTTATCGTTGCTGCTTCTTTCGGAGTACGTTCGGCTACAAAATTCTTTGGTAAAAAATAATGATTGATTGGTGGAAACGATGGCTGCAATTTAATGTTACAGCCAAGCTGACTATGATTGCTTCTGTTGCAATGTCATGGCGTTGTGCTGAGTGGTTTATGAACCTAGAAGACCCCACAACACAGCAGTCTGCATTTGTTTCTGTTATCATGGGTGTTATGACAGGTGTATATGGCATCTATCTAGGCAGAGAATCAAAAGGCAAATAGATGAAATACATTCGTACACATTTAATCAAACAGCTTGTTAAGAGTGAAGGTCTGCGCCTAGAAGTTTATCAGGATACACTAGGCATTGACACAATTGGAGTTGGTAGAAATCTTGAAGACCGTGGTATTACACAAGAAGAATTAGATACTATGGACATACCGAACATAGAAACAGTGTATGAGTATGGTATTACCGAAGTTGACGCTGCTTTTCTATTAGAGAATGACGTACAGATAGTTGAGGAAGAACTGTTACGTGCGCACCCTTGCGTAGACAGCTTAGACTCTGTACGTCAACTTGTACTTGTAGACATGGCTTTTAATATGGGTGTGCCACGTCTATGTAAGTTTAAAAAGATGTGGGCTGCAGTACACGAAGAAGATTTTCGCACTGCCGCAAAAGAAATGCTTGACAGCAGGTGGGCAATTCAGGTAAAATCACGTAGTCATAAGCTGGCACATGCTATGCATCATGGAGAGTTAAAGTAATGGCTTATATTGAAAATGGCGTAGTATACGCAGGTACATATAAAAAGGGTTCTTCCCGAAAGCGGTTAAGAACAGCTACAGAACAAGACTATAATAATTCTGCTATTAAAGAGGTAGGACCAAGCGTAGGTGAAACAGCTAAAAAAGCTGCTAGTTCTGCTATGGGAGCAATTACAGGTTTCTTTGGTGGCGATGATAAAAAAGATGATAAAAAGAAAAAGGATAGTCTGGCCTCTAAAATAGGATTTAACAAAGGTGGTTATGCGGGTAAGTCTCGCACGGGACACACTGACTATCGCTTTAACAAAGGCGGCATGGTTGTGTCATCTACAAATAAAACGAAAAAGAAATAATGGCTAGAGAACTAAACGAAAGACAACAGAAGTTTCTTGAAGTCCTCTTTGAGGACGCTGGCGGTGACGTAGTTGCCGCTAAGAAACTGGCTGGCTATTCAGAGTCCACTGCTACAACTGCAATTGTAAAAGGTCTCAAGGAAGAGATACTTGAAGCAACGCAGATGTACATGGCACGTAATGCACCTAAAGCTGCTATAGCTATGACACACGCTTTGTACGACCCAACTGAACTAGGTATTCGTGATAAGATGTCAGCAGCTAAAGAACTGCTTGACCGCACAGGTTTGATTAAAACAGAGAAGGTGCAGGTAGAAGCAGCAGGTGGTGTGATGCTTATGCCAGCTAAAGCTACAGTAGAGGATGATGACTAATGGCTAAAAAGAAATCTACATCTCAAAAAGAACAAGATGCAATTAAAGACTTTATTAGAGATTCTGGAATATCTTTAACTGAAGCACGTATGATGTTACAAGAAGCAAGAAAAAACGCTGACCGTTTTGAAGACGATGACGTTCAAGATTTTAGTAGCGGTGGTATGCCAACAAAAAAGTACGTAAATCCAGTTACTATAACAGACAACCGCAAAAAGAAAAAATGACTAGAACAGCAGGGCAGTGGAAGTTACCACAGCCAACAGACATTAAAGAAGAGAACGAATGGGTACAGATACCACGCATTGCACGTACTGTACCATTTGGTTACAAGCAGAATGAAGAAGACCCCGACATTCTTGACCCCATTCCAACAGAACTT